TAATGGTTGACGCTAATGCTTAGGAGTCAGCAGAAAGCTGGATGCCTGCGTTGGTGTTGATGATAACTTCGTCAACAGTGTTGTAGACGCGGAGAACATCACTCTTGATAGGCTCATCGCGGTAGGTCTCCGCTGTAAATACGCCGCCACCTTGAGGGAATGCCAGTGTCCGGCCGATACCGCCGTTGCTGAACTCGCCACCGGCGACTTGCGCAACGTAGTATTCGCTTGTGGACCAGACCTTGCTGCGAACAGCACTCTTACCCTTGGCTGCGCTGTTGTAGCGAGTTGGGCAGATGATGATGTCGTTCACGCCGAGTGCGGCTTGGAGAACTTGACGGTCGGTGTATTGGCCGTTGCCGTTGAAGATCGAGCGAACGTCGTCGGTGTTTATCATCTCGTTGAAGACGGAGAGCTCGATAATCAATGCGAGATTGTCATAGAATCCGTTCCCGTTGAGAATCTCAACTGCATTCTGGATGTCCTTGATTGGAGTTGCGGCAGAGGCGTCGCTCATGGCTGCGCTGGTGTCGGCAGTTGTGAATGATGCGTTGGCGATAGCGGATGCAACGCGCAGCTCGTGGCCGACCATCAGGTCGCGCTGGAGCTTTTGAGCGATTGCAGCGGCTGCGTCGCTGATGCCGTTCTCGGCTGCCTCAGATTCGTCTTCGTCAGGAAGAACGCCTTCGAGCGCGTATTGTAGGCAAGCGTAGCTTTGCTTGTCGTAGTCGAAATCACGGCGAGCGAATGCGCTGCCGGGAGAGCGTGTTTGCGAAGCGTTCAGATCAAACTGATTTGCCCCGAATACTGGATAGTCGCCGTTTTTCGAGGACACATTGCGAACTGGAAGGATGCGAGTGCCAACGAATTGGTTCTCACCGATCTGGTTGAGTGCCTCCGAAAGAATCGGATTGAATGCTGCTGTAGTTGAAAGAGCCATAATAATTTTGTCGTTAAGTGTTAAGCGAAGAGGACTTCGATGACGTCGCCATCGACCGCGGATTCAAGCGCATAGCCGACTAGGACATCCTCGGTGAGAGTTCCAGCGATGCCGATCTTGCCGTCGGCTGCTGCATAAACTGCGTCGCCTGCGGTGATTGTTTCGGATGCTTCGATGGATGCGGTGCCGCCTCCATTGGCCAGCACCACTGTTACGTCGCTGCCTGCGTCAGCGGCGCGATCTGTTGCGCCGATTGATACGCCGCCGGAGCTGTCAGCGCCGTGTTGAACGTCGCCTCCATTGAGGAAAACGACGCGATATTGACCGACCGTTGCGGTGGCGGTAAAAGTCTTTTTAAGACCATCTGTAGTTGTATATGCCATAATAGTTATTGGTTAAAATTAGAGTGTGAAAATTTCTGGCTTCTCCTTGCCGAGACGTAGAGTGGCTGTGAATTCGCTGATGCCATGCTCTGCCGCGTATTCAGCGATTGCTTTGTTTCGGTTGACTTTGCTTGGAGTGTAGTCGGCTGCACCTTCGGAAAAATGGACCGGGTCGCTGCCTTCGATAAGTTTGGAAAGCTCCGCGATGCGTGCCTCTTTTGCCATGATCTCGCCTGCGTCCTCTTCGGCTTTTGCTTGGCTGGATCCAAGCTCTTCTTTGAGTTTGCTCATTTCCTCCTCGCCTTCAGTCATTTTGCCTTTGAGATCTTCGAGCTCTGCTTTGAGAGATTCGTTCTCTTCTTTGAGCTTTTCGTTTTCCTCTGCGAGCGATTCCATGCTGGCCTCGTCCTCTGAGTGTTCCTCGAGCTTCGTTTGCAATTCGACGATTTTGGCCTCAAGCGCTTCGGCTTCTGCGACCAGCTCGTCATTCTTTTCTGTCAATTCTGCTTTTGTCATCTTGCTGATAGTTGGGTTGTCAATTTTTGAGAAAAGGCCGCGCTGGTTGGCAGCCGGAGAGTCTACAAAGTCCGCGCTGGATACCTCCTCGACGCGGATAGATGGATATTCGAAAAGAGCGTCCTCTGGTTGCTCACTTAGCTGGATGTCGCCGTCTGGAGTCGCCCATGCTGTCGTCGCGGAGAATACGATGCTTAGCCCGAATCGCTCTGGCATCTTCTGGGCCATCTCGAACAGCCGGTTGAATTTGCGAGCGTCATCCTCCCGGAAAGAATCAAATGCTTGGAAATCCCCGAGCAATCGGTCCCCCTCGATCCTGAAATTGCTAAAAATTCCGACTTCACGCGTCAGTCGGTCCTCGAACAAAGCGCCCCGGTGCGTGATGTATGCCGGAAGCTTTGCATCATCTAGCTCGTCCTCGATGGTCTCTAATGATTTGCCGTCAACGAAAAGCCCGTGCCCTAGCGCCGGGCCGACTGAAATAAGCGAGACGCCCATCATTGTGCCTGCGTCCCGGTCGACTTTGCTCTCGTCGATACCCTGAATCCCAAATGCGAA